AGGTCTCAACCAGCTGCTGCTGCATCTGCATGACCAATTGTGTCCGCGCGTCTTCCTGCTGCTGGATGTATTTCATCGACGTGTCGATCCGAAAGAGCACGAAATAGAGCAACACGCCCGCCACCACGGTCGGCACGCCCACTTGCGTGACGATCGCGACCAGCGGGCCGAGCCATCCGGGGAGCGGCGGGCCCCCCGGCGGCGCCGCACCGGGCGCGGTCATCGGCTCGGCGCCGGCGGCGACGCGTAATGGCTCGCCAGCTCGCGGTTGACGCGGATATTCTCGTCCACCGCCTTCTCGAAGCGCGCCCCGAGCCGGTCGAGCGCCGCAATCAGCGTGTCCTGCATGGCGGCCATGACGCGCGTGCGGTCCTCCTCGCCCTTCTGCATCGCCTCCATGGCGCCGCCGACCTTCAAGAGGACGAACCAGAGGAGCACGCCCGCAAAGACGGTCGGCACGCCGACCTGCGTCGTCACGGTGACGATCGGCCCGAGCCACCCCGGCAGCGGCGGACCGCCGGGCGCCGGCCCCGGCCCACCCGGCGCGCTCATGGGCGCCCCACCGGTGGCACCGGCCAGACCTCGGGGGCCAGCCGGCGCGCGAGCCGCGTCCGCAAGGTCGCCACCTCGGCGAGGACGGCCTCGGCCAGGGCCACGGCGCCGGGCAGCTCCGCCGCCGTCACCTCCCGGGCATCGAGCCGCTCGAGCAGCCCGAGCACCCGGGTGAGCAGCCGCGCGGGGGGGGAGAGCCGGCCGACCCCGAGGGACACACCGGGGGCGGTGCAATCGTGATCGACCGGCTCGGGGGGCCTCGCCATGCGTCTCGACGGGGCGGGGCGTGTGCCATTCCACCCCCCGGCCCGTCAAGTCCCGTGCCACACGGGATTGGCACCGGGCCCCGCGTCGGCTACAAGCCCGGGCCCATGGGCAGACGGAGCCATGAAGCGCTACGCGCCCGCGACCGCGGCCGTCTCGGCATCCCCCTCGAGGACACCGCCAGCGACCACGCCCCCCCGCGGCGCTATGCCTCACGCGCCGATGATCCCACCTTCTACCGCAGCATGCACCGCCGCTGCCTCTGCCGGGACCGCCACCGCACCCATTCCCCCAGCGCCCTCTGCCCCGCGCTGCCCCGCTGGATGACGCTGACCCTCCCCGGCCGCGGGTCTTGACATGTCGCCCGGCCGGGAGAATACCGCCCTGCATCCCGCGTAACGAACCGCGGTAGGGCGATGGGCTAAGAGCGCCGGGCCGACCACATCCGACGCCTCGAGGAGCCTGTGGCGGTGGGGAGTGGACCCGCCCGTCTGGTCCCTGCCCGCCCCGCGGCCGGCAGGGAGCCTGGCAGCTCCCGGGAGCGGCTCGCGCCAACCCGGCGGCCGTCCGTCAGGCACCGCCGACCCCAGCCCGTAAGGGGGGGGTCAGGGGGGGATTCCCCTCGCGCGGACGCGCGCGGGCCGTGCTGGCCCCACCCCGCCCCCGGTGATAGCACGCCAGATCCGCACCTTGCTACCCAATCCGCGCCGCGGTGGGGGCCCGGGATCGGACCAGCCGCTCGCTCCGCTCGCTCGCACCCCCCTGGCGGGGGGTCAGCAGCCCCACTGTCAGGCTAGCCTGCTGGCTGGCCTGCTAGCTCGCTGGCTGGCCAGGATGCGGCAACCCGCGCCTGGCCGGGCCGGGAGCGCGCGAGCGCGAGCCGTCCCCGACGCCGGGGCCCGGGCACGGCCGGGGCGACGGCCGACCGGCGGTGCCCATCTCGCAGGCACCACCCTGCGGACGGGGCCGGGTGGCTAGGCGGGCGGGGGGCGGTATGCTATCGGGGCGGGCGCATGAGCGAGCGGCTGGCGCTGGCGCCGATCACGCTGCGGCAGGCGCAGGCGTTCGTCGAGCGCTGGCACCGCCACAGCCGCCCGGTGCGCGGCGCGAAGGCCGCGATCGCGGCGACGCTGGGCGCGCGCATCGTCGGGGTGGCGATTGTCGGGCGGCCGGTGGCGGCGGGCCTGCAGGCGCGGGCCGTGCCGACGGTCGAGATCACGCGCGTCGCCACGGACGGGACGCGCAATGCGTGCAGCTTCCTCTACGGGGCGGCGCGGCAGTTGGGGCGGGCGCTCGGGTATCGCCAGGTCGTCACCTACACGCGGCCGGACGAGTCGGGCGCGAGCCTGCGGGCGGCGGGGTTCGTGGTGGCGGGGACCGTGCCGCGGGCGTCGTGGTCGCGGCCCGCGCGGCCCCGGGTCGACTACGAGCCCTGGCAAGAGAAGCTCCGCTGGGAGCGGGTCGCATGAGCGGCGGGCGGACGGGGCCGGGGACGCAAGCGCATCTCGGGGCGCCGCCCGAGGTCTTGGCCGAGCGGGTCGCCGCCATGCAGGCGTCGTGGAAGCGGACGCGGGCCGAGCGGCTCGCCAACGCCAAGGCGTGGCTCGAGGCGTGTAGCTCCATGAGCCTCGAGGAACTGCGGCGCTCGACCAAGGCGCGGCTCTGGTCGGTCGCCATGCTGTACTTGGGCGGCTACAACGCCGACGCGATTGCGCGGGCGATCGGCTACACGACGACCGAGGCGGCGCGCAACGCCCTCAAGCATCCCGCCGTGCAACGGATCATCGCCTTGGTGCGCGATGCGCAGCTCGAGCGGGTCATGCGGGGCGAGTTCGGGGTGGCGGCGCAGGCGAAGGCGGCGGCGCCGGCGGTGATGGAGCACGTGGCGGAGCTCGCGGGCGGGCGGAAGGACAAAGCCACCGGCACGCGGGTCGGGCGGGCCAAGCGCGATGCGGACGCGATTCGGGCCGCCGACCTGGTGCTCACGACGAGCGGGGACAAGGTGGCGCGGACGGCGCATCTCCACCTGCATGTGCTCGAGCAGCTCTCGGATGCGGAGCTGGAGGCGTTCTCGGCGCGGGGCGAGTGGCCCGAGCGCTTTGCGGGCGTGGCGGGGCTCTTGCCGGGGCCGGAGGGCGGGGGATGATGGGGACGGTGCAACTCGGGCGCCTGCGGCTCGTCGCCCGGGTGACGCGGGCGGCGTGCTCGGGGTGCATGAGCGAGGCGCAGCGGGGCCAGCTGTCGGCGATCGGCGAGGCGCTCACGGACCTCTGGGAGGCGTGCCGCGACGGGTGCCTCGAGGACGAGGACCTCCGGGCGTGGCTGCTGGAGGGCCTCACGGCGTTGAGCGCCTACGAGCGCGGCATCGCCGCCGCGCAGGGACGGGCGGCGCTCACGACCTACGACCGCGCCCGGGGCGGCACGCGCGTGCCCGATGCCTGAGCCGGGCGCCGGCGCGGGCCGCGTCCTCGGCCCCGACCATCCGCTCGCGATGCGCGCGGCGGCGCGCTTACTCCTCGAGCAACGCAAAACGCTGGCGACGTACGGCGCCGCGGGCGACCCGTGGGCGTTTGTGCGCGACTGCGTGTGGACGCGGGACGAGGTGACCGGCCGCGTGCGGCGGTACCCCGCGCATGCGTACGCCGAGCTGCTGGTCCGCCGGTGGCAAGAGCATCCCCTCCTGGCCGTGCCCAAATCCCGGCGCATGGTCGTCACCTGGCTCTTTGTCGCGGTCAACTACTGGCTCGCGCGGTTTTCCCCGCATGCGAAGGTCGCGTTCATGGCCCGCAAGCTCGGCAAGACGGAGACCGAGGGGTCGGCCGAGCTCGTGCGGCGCGCCAAGTTCATTCACGATCACCTACCGGCGACGTTTCCGCCCTGCGAGACCGAGTACTCGATCGGGTTTCTCCGCTTCCCGAATGGCTCGGAGATCGTGGCGCTCGGCGAGGGCGAGGAGCAGGCCCGCCAGCACACTTTCACATCTGTATTAGCGGACGAAGTAGCATTCTGGGACCATGCCTTCGAAACTTGGGTTGCACTTCGCCCGACCATCGAAGGTGGGGGACGCCTCACGGCGGTCAGCTCGGCCGGGCCCGGCTTTTTTAAGGATCTCGTGCATGACCAACTCGGTTAGGTGGCGCCGTATCCTCGCACGGGTAGACTTTACGGCAGACTGCTGGTTGTGGCAGGGGCCCACGCTCCGGGGCTACGGACGGGTCTGGTATGGTCGGCGACACTGGCTCGCGCATCGGCTCGTTTACGAGCAGCTTCACGGGCCGCTGCCGGCGACTCTCGAGCTCGATCACTTGTGCCGACAGCCTGCGTGTGTGCGCCCGGACCATCTCGAGCCCGTGTTACACCGCGAGAACATCCTGCGCGGCAATGGGTGGGGCGGGCGAGAGTCTCGGAAAACACATTGCCTCCGCGGGCATCCATTCTCGGGCTCGAATCTCTATCGCTGGAAAGGCCGGCGCCTCTGCAAAGCCTGCCGTGCCGAGTCCAGCCGTGTGCTGACGGGGAGCGGGCCGCGTGGCGACGTGGTGAGGACATCGCGTGCCCGCACGCGCCGCGGTGGTGGGGCCGCAGCGTAACATGGCGCGTGATCCGGGCGAGTGGTACGAGGCGAAACGGCTCGAGGCCGAGCATGCCGACTGGGCCATCAATCACCTCCAGGCGTATCTCCGCCGGCTCGACGACCGCCGCCCGAGCCAGGCCCGGCGCGCCATCTTGACCGAGTATTTGGGCGCGCTCGTGCGCACGCTCGAGCAGGCGCGGTACGTCGGCGATTGACGCCCGCCCCGGGCCACATGCTACACGGCCCGCCCCGAGGAGGATCCGCCCATGGCCGCAACTCGCCACCCCGACGCCGCCGACGCGACGCCCGCCTCGGTCAAGGTGAAACGCTCCGACGGCCTGGACGTCGAGGTCGCCGGCTCGGCCGCGTTCGTCACGGCGACGCTCGAGCGCGTCTTGACGGTCCTCGGCATCATCCAAGCCCCGCCGGCGTGACCTACACGGTCGACCTCGAGCTCCCGGTGACGGTCGAGGTCGTCCTGGCCATCTGCGGGGCGCGCGGTGGCCCGTGGACGGCGCCCGAGCCCGATGCCGTCGAGCTCCGCGTCACGCTCGGCGCGCTCGAGATCACCGCGGCGCTGCCGGCCGACGTGCTCGCGACCCTCGAGGACGATGCGCTCGAGCGGCTCCGGCGCGCGGCCGACGAGCCCTAACCACGAGCTACGCGCGCCACGCGCACTAACTGCGGGAGGGCGTAGCGCACCATACGCTCATACGCGATGACCGAGTCGGGTTCGCCCCGCTCGCGCGCGGCAATGCGCCGCTCAATTTCCCGCAGCCCCGCCTCGCTTGTCCAATCGACGAGCTCCTCGGCAGGGGTCATCTCGGCAACCGCCCGACGACGGTAAAGAGCACGGCGTAGAGGCCCGCGACGAGGCCGACGAGCACGACGCCAAACGTGCCGACCATCCACTTGAGCAGCCGCAGATCGGCGGTGAGCTCGCCCATGCCGGTCACCGGCGCAAGCGCTGCAACGTCTCGTGCGCAACCTCGCGGGCGGTCGCGAGGAAATCCTGGCGAAACTGCTCGTCGGCCCAAATTTCGGCGGTGAGCGCCTCGGTCGCGCGGACAGCTTGCCCGGCGAGCCAGGTCGCGAGCGCCCGCTGCACGCTCTCCTCGATCAGCTTGTCCATCGGCGTCGGCCGCCCGTTCCGTTTCCCTGCCATCGCGTGTAACGCTACCGCGCCCGCCGGATGGGTTGCAAGGCACGCCGCGCGCCGCGCCACCGCCCGAGCGCGACGACGCCGAGAAAGGCCGCCAGGTCCTCGGGGTCGTCGTAGGGGACCAGGAGATACGAGCCATCCCGGCGAAGCTGCACGCCGAGGCGCACGGGGCGCTCCCACGGGACGGGCGCCAGCACGCCGCCGCCCGGGGGCGCATACCACAGGCCGTCGAGCCCGTAGCCGGCCGTTTGCAGCGCATAGGTCGCCGCCATCTTGGCCGTCGCCTTGCGCTCGACGATCGCCGGCCGAGAACCCGGGAGGACGCCGACGACGTCGGTCGTGCCCGCATACCCGTACGTCGGATGGTAGAGGGGCACTTGCGAGGCGATCGGCGTGAAGCCCTCGGACTCCCGAAAGGCGAGCCACGCCTCGACGTAGGGGAGCGCTTCCGGATGCACGCTCCGCCAGTCGAGGTCATCGGCGTCGAGGAGGTCGCAACAGGCATCTATATGGATACCACGCTCACGGGCATGCTGGAGGACCGGCGGCGGGATGACGGAATAGTCCGGGGTGAGCCCGGCGTCCTCCAAGAGCTGCGTCACGCTCGGCACCGGGGCGCCATCGACGCGGTACTCGTGGGTGGCCGCATCGAACGTGAGGACCGGGGCCCGGGCGTCGGTGGACAGCGTCGCCACGGTCAGTGCAGCGGCCGCGGCGCGGCGTACGTGCGGCGGCGGACCAAGCGTGGGGCGGGCCGGCGCTCGCCCTGTAACGCGGCCTCGACGGCGACCGGGATCTGCGCGCAGAGCTCGTCGTACACTTTGTACGAGCAATGGGTGATCTTGCTGCGGCCCTGCGTCGTCGCGACCCACCCCGTGAGCCACTCGAGCGCGCGGGTGAAGACTTCCTCGTGGGCGTCTTGCGGCACGTCGGCCCCGTCGAGCGCCGCGTGCAGGAGCGCCATCAACCGCGCGACGCGGGGCTTCGAGAGCGCGTCTGGCGGCCGCACCTCCTCGTCGGCGGGGGTCGCAGGGGCGGCGTGCGTGTCGATCGACCGGCGGAGTTTGTCGGCGAGGTCCTCCTCGGCGATGGGCCCCGGGCGCGGCGTCGCCTCGGTCTGGCGACGGGGCGTCTCGAACGGAGGGGCGGCGTCGCCGGGCGTGACGGCGTCGGTATCCTCGTCGCCGGTGAGAATCCCGAAGGCGTTGCAGAAGGCGTAGCGCATCGCATAGGTGCGCGCGGCGCCGACTTTCTGCGTATCGTTCATGCGCGCGGCCTGGTCAATCGGCACCGTCAACTCGCTCGGCTCGGTATGCCCGGCCTCGTGGTGCGCCTCGCAAATCGCGGTCAAGCTGCCGGCGTCCTGCCGCGTCTTGATCGTGTACGACAAGCCATTGGCCTGGAGGTAGGGGCGGACCTGCTCGACGATCACATCGAGCGGGGCGTACCGATACGAGTAGCCGCGCCCGCTCTGCGGCTGGATCGTGACGGCCTTCGACTTGCCGATCACGGGACACTCGCCCTGAAAGGCGGCGAGCGCCCGGAAGAACGCTTCGCGCGCCTGCTCGGCTTTCAGGCGCTCGCGGAGTGCCAAGAGGCGCTCGAGCGTGTCGATGCCGACGTGGTGCTCGATCGCCTTGGCGATGAGGCCCGAGGCGTCGAGCGGGCCCGCTAACGTGGGCGCGGGCAGATCGGCGGTGACCTCGGCGGGCATGGTGTCAGTTTGCATAGCTGGCTTTTCCTCGGCGGGCGCCATGTGATATCCGGCGGTTAGCGTGGCATTCTTTGCGGTGTCGGGGCTGCGGGTGCAAGGGGATGCCCTGCGCTCGGGCGGGCAACGCAGGATCGCGCTCCCTGACGCAGGCCCGGATCCGACCGACGCCGCGGCGCCGCTGGCGGCGTTTCTCGCGCGGCGCCGGGAGCTCCCGGGCGAACGGCGGTTGGTGCTGGCGGTCTTCATGGCGTCGCTCGACGACCTCCGCCGCTACCCGCGCGAGTCGAAACAGTACGCGGCCGCGGTGCGGTGGCTCGCGGACGACGA